TCTATGCGCATTTATGCGTATAGAGACTTAACTGAATTAATTGGCATTAATTATTGCCCTTAAACCTTGTTTAGAAGCTGGTATGGGCATTACGATGCCCACCCACCTTCAAGGAAAGAAACAAGCTTTTTGAATTGTTACATTCTTTTAAGTATTTATTTATTTTATTATTCTACCGGGGTGAGGTCCCCTATAACAACCTCAACTATATGTTGTGGAAACCGAAACGATGGTATTAGACTCTTGTTGGAGTCGAAGTCCATGGCCCTAGAGGCAAAATATCGCAGAATGCCACTGCGATCAATAAATTAAATTAGCAACACGATTTTAATTGTGCAACTTATCGGAGTAATCCGGGGAAGTGAAAATGCTCGAAGGCATTTAAAATACACTTGACGTGTTCCCATGTTCTGGGTACCGTACTAGTAGCCACTGTCAAGCCTAGCGGCGTAACTTACTGAGTTACAGCACTGATAGCGTATTTTATTTGTAGGCGGAGAGTAGAGAGTAACCTTCGTCCAAAGAGGAAAGGTAGGTGCAAGCAGTATTGTAAGCCTTGTTGCCTGACACACAGTTGGAGGAGAAGCCGGCCTCGCCCGATAGGCGTAACGATTATTATAGAGAAGTTATATCAGTAGACTCTCGTTCAAAATTGATCAACTGAGCTCGTATTAATTCTATAGCGGAGCTAAAACTGCAATAGGACTCTTTCAGAACAAAAAGTTATTACAATTAAAGGAAACGTTTTAAGAGTTAAATTGACATAGACCAAAAGATGAGTAATATTAATAAAAATAATATGACAAACTCCAAAGCTTTTGGAAACAACAAGAAGGCTGACAAATGGGTCAGGCCTAAAGTACGTAACAACGTCTTTAAAAATGAGGATGGATCTAAAGAAAATTGGTACATTAAGAAGAAAGATTCCAAGAAACGCGAGAAATGGCGTGCAAATTTTAAGCCCCACGTGGGTCGCGAAGAATTTGAGCCCCAAGCACGTATTGAACATTGGGATCATATGACTTATGTAGAACAATTTAGTGAGATCACATGGAGGATTAGAGAGATAGCTACAACTATTAATGTTGAAGTATCAGATTCTCTCATTAGAAAAATAGAGGGTATTATGGCTCTATTTATTAATCTAAGAAGTTGTAAATCATACGACCATTTGACTAGTGCAATATTTTTATATGTACGAGATTTTTACAAAGACAAGTCTGTTACAGGACAAGTCATTGAATACATTGGAGGCTTATTTAAGTCCACAGAACTCGAACAACAAGATGGCACAGAAGATCCAAGTTGGTTGGAATTATTGCGAAATGTGCAGAGTAATTGGAACTTAGTTAAAGGCAACAAAGTCTTTAGACAATTTTCAAAATTACTTTGTGTATTAGTAACATTAGGATTATGCGATGTTGCTAGCATTCCATTCAATATTAAAGGATTTAAATTATTTGATGAGAAAATGATTAAGCAACACATGACAGCGTATGATTTGGCTGAAGCATTATTTGGTACAATTACGTATTTTGCAGAAGGTGCTTATTTGTGCTTTAAGACAGGATCGTTAAAACCATTAATGATGGATGACTTTGCAGCGTTGGAGTTAGATGATGAATATAGTGACGTAATTACCATGTGGACTCTTGTACAGAACGGCAACTTGGAAAAGTTTTTAGGAATCCCTGAACAAGAATTTTTGGATAAACTAGAACGCTTATTATTAAAGTTGTCTCATTTGCTGCCGTCACTGAGCGGTATTGATAAAAAGTTAGTTAGTGATAAGATATTGAAATTGAAAACAATTAAAAATGAACATACTAACATGAAAATGGCTGCAGGAATTAGGAAAGCTCCATTCGCTGTCGAATTATTTGGCGATAGTAGTCAAGGTAAGACTACATTTGGAGAACAACTAATTGAGTCCCTTTTAACTAGTGTTGGTCACAGTACTGACAGAGAGTTTTGGGCGACTATAAATGCAGGAGATCAATACATGTCTAGTTGGAAAACGACTAAGACAGTAGCGATTTTAGATGATATGGCAAATGAGAAATCGGAATTTGTGCAGAGACCACCGACACGAATGATTATTGACATGTGTAACAACCAGACGTATTATGCAAATAAGGCAGAGTTGGAAGGTAAAGGACAATGCTGGGTCGAACCAGAGATTGTTCTTGTAACTACTAACGTTAAGGATTTAGATGCAAGGTCGTATTCACAGTGTCCATATTCTATTCAACGCAGAATGGACTTGGTTATGACTGTCAAATGTAAAGAAAAATTTCAACGATTTAAGGAAGGTGTCCCTTGTGGTGTGGATAGTTCGAAAATACGAGAACATTATACACATGATGGAGTGTACGAACCACCTTTAATAGATGATATTTGGGAAATTACAATTGAACAAGCAGTTAGACCACCAGCATTAAGAACGGCAGCTGGATATCTCCCAATCACATGGAGAGGTAAAGTGATGGAAAATGTTTCTGCTATTGAAGCGATACAATGTGCGATTGAGTACTTTCATGAACATAGGAAAAATCAGCAGGCTTTGTTGGATAGGAAGGCTGACAAACAGACATTACAGCGTTGTCAGCATCCTGGATGTTGTCATTTGAAACACTTTTGTCCTGACCACCTATCAGAACAATATGGATTTGAAGCATGGCAACATTTTAGACAAGCCAAGAAACATGTACGTGACGTAGTGAATGAAACACAGGCGCGTTTTAATGCAACGTTAGCGCAAATGCCTACAGCGGAATTATACAAGAGGACAAATCAATTCTTGGACAAATGGGATTGGATCTGTTTCTTGCCGTTGAAATGGCTACAGAATGATAGATTTATAACATTTTTACAATTTGTTTACAGAAAGGATATTGATGAAGTAACTTACAAATGTAGATGGTATTATGTTTTATTTTGTATATTTGCACTACTTGTTAGTCCAGTACATGGTATTTTATTGTCAGTTTTAGGATTGACAATTGGTGAGTACTTGTCAAAGATGGCTATTAGGAAATTGATGATGGCAGAATTATGTCATAGAACTGATAACCTAGTAGAGATTGTGAGAAGTAGACGAGCCAGTTATGCCAAGGTATTGTGTTGTGGATGTGCTTCTATGGCGGCTATGTATGCTATTGCGAAAGTATTTAAGTCGTGGAGAGGCATTGTTAAGGAACATGGTGCACTGGAACCAAGGAGTATGGAAGATATTAAGGCAAGAGATGAACAAGTTAATGTTTGGTCACAAGTTACTAAAAGAGTATTGCCAGCATCAGAAAGCAGTAAATGTACTACTATTGAAAGACTGCAAAATGCCGTGGAGAACAATTTATTGTACGCATCCGTGGAAGCTGAAAATACTGATGATATACTTATGGCTAATGTATTGATGATTACATCGAACATGTTATTGATTCCCAATCATTATTTTAAAAAGAGTGACACTTTAAGGTTAACTTGTAGGAAGGTTAATGCTGAAGCTGTCGGAGGGAGTTTTGTAACACGTATTTGTAAGGATTCTTCAGTACATATTGAAGGCACTGATTTTAGGTTGTGCTATTCAAGTACTGGAGGTTCTTACCGTAATTTGCTTAAGTTCTTTCCACTTGGTGAAATTGTTTCACATCCATTCAAGATGTTATGGAGACAGAGAACTGGAGAATTGATTACTGCACATGGAATGTGTAAAGCTGGCCGAGTATCCAATGGCACTTGTAATTTTGACGGAGGAGCATATTATAACCTCTCGATGAACACATTTGGTGGATTATGTGGAGCTACATTACTTTCAGAAACCAGAACACCTATGATAACAGGATTGCATTTAGGTGGAAAAGATGGACAACCAGTTGGTTGCATGGGTACTTTAACTCATAAACAATTACTGGATGCTATTTTACAGATCAAAAGTATTGATGGTGTATTGCAAACCGGAGATGGAGAACATTTTACACAAGAGGTATTAGGTGTTAATGTCACCACACAGGATGGCTTGCATGAAAAGAGTCCTATCAATTTCTTACCTGAAGGATCGCAATTTTCGTATTATGGTTCTTGTTCTGGAGCAGTTACATCCAGGTCTGATGTTAGGCGTACACCAATTTCGCATATTGTTACGGAAGTGACAGGTGTGGAAAATATTTGGGGTGCTCCTAAGATGAAACCGGAATGGTATGGCTGGCAGATGGCCTTGGCTAATGCTAGTAAACCAGGTGAACCATTTCCCCATAAACTGTTGAGCATAGCTATAAAGGACTACAAAGCACCATTGATTGAGTTGGTGCATGCGTTGAAGTGGAAGGTGAAGCCATTGACGGATATGGAGAATGTTAATGGTATTCCAGGTTGTAGATTCGTGGACGCTATTAATTTCAACACATCCATTGGATACCCATTGAAAGGACCTAAGTCACGGTACGTTATTGATTTAGAGCCAACAAAGGAGGGTTATCCACAGAGGATGTTTACACAGGAAATTATGGATGATATTGAACGAGTTTTAGGATTTTATAAGCGTGGACAACGTGCGTATACAATTGCTAAGGCTTGTAAAAAGGATGAAGCTTTACCTGTTGCAAAGGGAAAGTGTAGAATATTTTATGGTAATCCAATAGCTCTTACGTTTTTAGTGAGAAAATATTATTTACCAGTCGTTCGTTTCCTTCAAATGAATCCATTAATGTCTGAGTGTGCTGTTGGTATTAATTGCCATGGTCCAGAATGGGACGATTTTTATAATCATGTTATGACATTTGGTGATGAAAGGTTATTTGGTGGTGATTATAGTAAGTATGACCAAAAATTACCTTCACAATTGTTAATAGCATCATTGAGAATATTAATCGATTTGGCGGAAGTTATGGGTTATGATCAGGAGGATAGAGACATTATGAGCGCTATGGCTGGTGATATTGTGTATTCATTGGTGGCCTTTAATGGTGATTTAGTGGGTTTGCAGTCCGGCACTCATATTTCAGGCAATTCATTAACGGTGATATTGAATGGAATATGTGGTAGTTTGAATTTGCGAGCTTATTTTTATACACAATATGCGTCAGACATAAAGTTTCGTGATGCAGCAAAGATCATGACATACGGTGATGACAACATTGGATCCGTTTCAGAAAAGTATCCTAAGTTTAATATTAAAGGGTGCTCGGAATTTTTAGAAAGTTACGGTCAAAAGTACACTATGCCCGATAAGAATAGTGAATTGAGTGCTTATCTAAAACCCGAAAATTTTGAGTTTTTGAAACGATTTAGTGTGTGGCATGCCGATTTAGGTGCGCATGTAGGAGCTTTATTAGATTCGAGTATAATGAAGTCCTTACATTGCTATTTGCGGCCTAAGAATGCGCCTTTAACTCCAAAGGAAGCATGTGCGACCAATATAGATGGTGCTTTACGGGAGTGGTTTAATCACGGTGAAGATGTTTATGAAATGCGTAGGAAACAAATGAGAGAAGTCGCTGCTATGGCTGGCATAACTCATATGTGTACTATGTTGGACGAGACATATAATGATCGTGTATTAAACTGGCGAGAAACATATATTGGTGAAGTCTAACTCCGACTATAAACGAGTGCCAGTTTCAAATCTGAGGCCAGCAAAATTGACTTGTGTAATTGGATTACCCCAATTTGTGTATTTGTATGTTTAAACACTGTTGGAGGCTTTATACATTTATATACGTGGAGAGGACTTTGCGTAAATATACAGCTCACCCATATTGGATAGGAATGGTGTTGAGTAAATAAATATTTATCCACTAGTAAATATATTAGGAACAACAGAATTAATGACCACGTTTATCGTTCTTTAGAAATGGAGACTATAAACGAGGACCGGGAAAGTCAGAGTGATCTTGACAGATCACGTCACGGAGACAGAGTGATAAGCTCTGCTGACATGCGAAAGTTATACAGGGACATATCATTATTACGGTATAATGATATAGCGCGAGAATTAGCAAATGAGACAGATTTTAAACCACAGTCTGGTACTACAGCCGATGCTAATATAATGAAAATTACTAATGATTCAAATCATCAAAATGTAGATTTTGGTGATCAAATGGACCCATATATGTATGCGGTAGAAGAAACTATTGATCCAACACGTAAATTGATGGATTCAGATGATGCTTCGTTGGGAAATTTTCTTTCGCGTCCAGTTAAGATTGGCGAATATGAATGGGGAACGGGTACATCTTTGTTTGAAACATTAAACCCTTGGCAAGAGTATTTGCAAAATGCGAGGGTAGTTAATCGTGTAAATAATTTTAATTTGCTTCGTGCAAAATTGAATGTTAAGATAGTTATTAATGGTAATGGTTTCTTGTATGGTAGAGCTTTGGCTAGTTATTTACCATTTGCAAGTAAGGATACGTTGTCACAAAATCGTGCGTTAGTGCAGCAAGATATAGTACAGGCATCGCAACAACCACATGTATTTTTAGATCCGACTTTATCGACGGGTGGAAACATGAAGTTGCCATTTTATCATTATAAAAATTATTTAAATGTACCAACGTCAGAATGGGGTGAATTAGGTGAGATAACAATTCGATCAATTAATCCTTTGAAACATGCCAATGGTGCTACTGATCAAGTGACTGTAACAGTGTTTGCTTGGTTAGAAGATGTATCTATGGCTGTATTGACAGGAGTTAATGCGAATACAATTATTCCTCAGTCTGGTAAAGAAGTTGAAATGGCTAATTCACAGGGCTTTATTTCTGGACCCGCTACGGCGGTTAAGAAAGCAGCTACGGTATTATCAAACGTACCAATGATAGGTCCATTTGCAACGGCAACAGCTGAAGGAGCTGGTATGGTTGCTGATATTGCTAAAGCTTTGGGATATTGTAGGCCACCGGTTACGAAGGATCCAGATCCTTATAAGCCAGTGCCTATTTCAAGTTTAGCATTAACAACAGTACCAGATCAGACACAAAAGTTAACAATCGATGATAAGCAAGAATTGTCCATCGATCCAAGGATTTCAGGTTTAGGTGGTGCAGACCCTCTTAATATAAGCGAGATAGCTAAGAGAGAGTCTTATTTAACCACTTTTAACTGGACCATTGGAACAACACCGGAGACAATGTTGTGGAATTGTCGTATTGATCCTTGTGTGTGGGCTGAGGATTCATTGGCACCTACAGGTTATCATTTTCCAGCTTGTGCTATGGCGGCTATGCCGTTTAAGTATTGGACTGGGACAATGAAATTTAGGTTTCAGATTGTTTCGTCAGCGTTTCACAAAGGAAGGATCAAAGTTGTTTATGATCCAAACTTTTTAGTTGCTGGTGATGAATACAATGTTCATTATTTGGAAGTTATTGATGTTGCAGATAAGAAAGATTTTACTATTGAAATAGGTAATGGTCAACCAACTACATTATTAACACATACAGATCCTGGATTGAGTTCTGTAACGACTATGTATGGATCTACTACATTGGTTTCCAAGGGACCAGGTAATGGTTTAATTGGAGTTTATGTAGTTAATGAGTTGACTACACCTAATTCGACAGTGAATAATGATGTTGAAGTTAATGTTTACGTAAGTATGGGAGATGATTTTGAGGTATTTGTACCTACTGATAATTTCCAAAACTTCGTATTCAAACCACAGAGTGGTGTGGAGCATACTCCTGATTGTGAAAACACACAGGAACCATCTGCACCTCAACAATCTACATCATCTGAAATTGGACCAGGATATACAAACCATGCATTAGTTAATAAAGTTTATACGGGTGAAGCTATTTCTAGTTTTAGAGCTTTGCTTAAACGTTACAATTTACATCAGAATTTAATATTTTCTAATGGATTTGGTAATGCAGTTCATTTTGGCAGAAGAAATATGTTTCCTTATTTAAGAGGAAATGTAGCTGGTGCTGTCAATCAAACTAAATTTCCAACAAGTGCACCTGAGCCTTATAATTATTGTAACACAGTATTATTGCATTGGGTAACGTATGCTTTTTCTGGTTGGAGAGGATCAATCAGGTGGAAACTTCTTATGCGTGGATATAGAGAAGAAAATAGAGGACCAGTAACGTATATACAACGCGTGCCAGTTGGTGACTCTGGTTACCAAAAGCAATTTACAGCAGGCGCCGCTTTCACAAGCGACGCTTCTTCTGCTCTTAATGTTGTTACACGTAGTGGTGCTTACCCAGCATCAGACCGCCCATTGTCTGGTGTGAAAGGTAGTTTGTATCAAACCGGCTTTATTAATCCAAATGTAGAGTTTGAAGTACCGTATTATTCGCTATACAGGTTTTCCCCAGGTAAAGCTGAGGACTTAACAACCACGTTGGATTACAATGAAGGTTTTGATTATAGAATCTTCGGTGCACTAGGCGATGATACATGTTTTGATGCTCATTGCGCAGCCGGAGAAGATTTTCAAACATACTTCTTTACGGGGCTACCTCCTATGTATTTTGAGAGCGCTCCACCTATTGCTTAATAGGAAATAAAATAAAATTACACTCTGTGGCCGAGTGTGGCGTCTAGCGGCGCATGATCATTTGCCGAATCATACTTTTGATGACCTTGAAAGTTTACAAGCTATTTGCTGGATTCGGTAAATAGTGGAATTTTGTGTGTAGCAATGCACACGTCTTTCAAGGGAGTCACAAGTTTGAGTAGCAGTGATTGTTTGGACTACTGCGAGGTAGTCTAGCTACGCATTAGGGATTTTGGACCTTGTTGCGTAGTTGGGTCAACACTCC